ATAATAAACGATTTTGAGGGGATCTTGTCTAGCGATACTTCCCCTCAAATACCAATCAACTAAAGGAATATAATATGCCATACGGAATGGGAACTTACGGATCTAAAAAAGGCAGACCGCCTAAAAAAAACAAAAAGAAAAAATCTAAAAAAAAGAAAAAGGGAAAATAATATGAGTTATAATTATGGTTTAAGACCAGGGGTAACACAAAAAATAACTACAAACAATTCTTCACAGGCCTCTTCTGCTTTTACAGCAGGAACTACATATATTAGAATTGTTGCTGATGCTAATTGCCATTGGGCTATAAGCACTTCACCAACTGCAGCTGCGACTTCAGCTTTTTTACCTTCTGGTGAAATAGAAATTTTAAAAGTTAGTGCTGGTGAAAAGATTGCTGTGTTTCATGGATCATCAACTAATGTATATGTGACTGAAATGTCAGGCTAATGGCTAGACAGAAGTTTGTTAGCTTTACTCCAAGACCAAAACCTAAAAAACGGCCTAGAGTACATAAGAAAAGTTTAAATAAGTCAGAGAAAAGAAATAAAAAACTTACCAGATATAAAGGGCAAGGTAGATGACAAAGAATTTTAATGTTGAACAAGATGGTTTAGTATCAGAGGCCTTTATTGGAACAGATAAAGGTGTTGTTCATAAAAGACAAGTCAATACTACTCCTATTTTGGAAAACAATAAAAAGTTATATAATCAAAATGATGGTTACAGCCCTGACAAAAGTTTAAAAAGAATAGCTACTATTCCAACACTTATTTTAGAGATTTGGACAAAAGAATATCACAAAGATCAAAATAAAGGTAATTGGTTTGAACTACCTAAAGAAGTTCAACAAAAAATTTTAAGAGAAAAATTAAATAGTTCTGATTATAGATATTTTAGAACAGCACCAGGAAAATTTTAATGGCATTAACAACATACACAGAATTAAAAACATCAATAGCAAATTGGCTAGATAGAAGTGATTTAACTTCGGAGATTGCTGATGATTTTATTAAGCTAGCAGAGGCTGATCTTAATTCTAAATTAAGAGTTAGAAAAATGATTGCTCAAGCTACAATTACAGTAAATGCTGAAACTGAATCTTTACCAACAAACTTTTTACAAGTTAGAGATTTTTATATTTTAAGTGGATCAACTAAATATCCTTTAAGATATATGACTCCCTCACAAATGGATCAAGTTAATGGTACTTCTACAACAGGAATACCATCAAGTTATACTATACTTGGTGATACTTTAAGATTTATGCCAAAACCAGATGCTGAATATACTAGCTTTATGAATTACTATAAAAGTTTTGATGCTTTAAGTTCTAGTGTTGCAACAAACTATATTTTAGAAAAACATCCAGCGATTTATTTATATGGATCATTATTTCATGCTGCAAACTTTCTAGGGGGTATAGAGCCTCAAAGATTAGCAAAATGGGAAGCTATGTATGGTACAGCTTTAGAAAGATTAGAATTAAACGACAGAGAAGATCAATTTAGTGGATCACCTTTACAAATGAGAGGTGAGGACACAGTGGCTTCTCCATTTAAAACAATATCAACTAAAAATTATTAATTATGCAATTACCTTTTGGTGAATGGTTGCCTGACCAACCAGCACATTTAAATCCTGGCTCAACTGTAGCGACTAATGTTTATCATGCTGCTTCAAGTTACAAGCCTGTAAAAAGTTTAGTAGCTTATAGTGGTGCATCAAATGTTACACAAAATGCAAAAGGTGCAGGATCATTTAGAGATAATACAAACGCTGTATTTACCTTTGTTGGAACTAAAGATAATATTTATAAATTAACATCAGGAACTTTTTCTAGTGTTAAAGGATCATGTACAGTTAGTGGTACAGATACAGATTTTTTTACTTTCACTCAATTTGGCCAATATGTAATTGCTAGTAATGGTAAAGATGCACCTATGGTGTACGATATGTTAAGTAGTGTAAATCCAAAAGTATTTGTCACTTTGCAAAGTCTAGCATCAAGTGGAAGTACAGTACCATCTAAATTTAGAATATCAGGTGTTATAAGAGATTTTTTAGTTACAGGAAATATTGAAAACGCTAAAAATAGAGTTCAATGGTCAGGGATTAATGATATTTCAATGTGGGAAAGTGGAGTTAGTTCAAGTGACTTGCAAGACTTACCAGGATCTGGTGGCCAAGTAGTAGCCATAACAAGTGGTGAGGTCGGATATGTATTCAGACAAAATCAAATTATTAGAATGGACTTTGTTGGTGGAAATACAATATTCAGATTTAGTGTAATCTCTCCGAACAGAGGGGCTGTATTTGGACAAACTGTATGTCAAGATAATAGACAAGTTTTCTTTTATGCAGATGATGGTTTTTTTCAAATTAATGGAGATCAAGTTCTTCCTATTGGTGCTGAAAAAGTAAATCGTTTTTTTGAAGGTGATTTAAATAAAGCATACACAGATAGAATTACAAGTGCTGTTGATCCATTTAATACTTTGGCTATTTGGTTATATCCTTCTAAAGATAATCCAAATACAACAGGAATTTGTGATAAACTATTAATTTATAATTATGTTACTCAAAAATGGAGTGTAGCTAAAGTTAAAGCATCACAAATTTTTAAACAATTCGTAATAGCTAACACAGTTGAATTGATGGATATTGTAAGTGAGAATTTAGATGAAATAAATATCTCTTTAGATACTCCATATTGGACAACTGGCCATTTATATTTAGGTGCTATTGATGAAAATTTTAAAGCTGCGATATTTTCAGGAACTACTTTAGAAGCAGAATTAGAAACTAAAGAAACAGAAATATTTCCTGGAATGAGAGCAAACATTACAGGAGTTAGACCTTTAGTTGATGCTAGTGCAAATGTAGTTGTAAAAACAAGAGATAGACTTGCTGATAGTGTTTCTTCATCATCTTCAAGTTCTCAAAATACAAGTGGAATAAATCCTGTAAGAAAATCTGGTAGATACTTTAGAGCAAATGTTAAAGTTCCAGCAGGAAGTATTTGGACTCATGCACAAGGGATAGATTTAAAAGCAAATCCTGGAGGATCAAGATAATGAGTGATAAAATAGATATAGACAATGTTCGTTATTCTATTGAAACTCAAGAGTTTTTTCAAAGACAGATAGAGGAAGCTGTAAATACATTAATTAACAAAAATAATACTGAAAGCGATAAAGCGTTTAGTTGGTTTATGAATTAGGAGAAATAAACTATGGCAGGAATAAAAGATTATAGAATAGTACAAGCAAACAACACAACATTGAATGGAATTGATGTCGGTGAAGGTATGCTTCCGTCAAATTTAAATAATGCCATCAGAGGCCTAATGGTCAATGTTAGAGAATGGTATAATGACGCCCAGTGGGTTATTTACGGTGATGGTGATGGTGCATTTACTACAACTTATGTAAGTACAACTTCATTTAAAATTAATGGAGCAGATGTTACTTCTCAATACCATGCTAATAGAAGAATTAAAATTCATTTAGGTACTTCTAATGTTTTTAGGCATGGAACTATTTCATCATCTTCTTTTTCAACGGACACTACTGTTAATGTAACTTTAGATAGTGGAACTTTAGCCAATGAAACTTTAACACCTTACCTTGCTATACTTACAGCAACAGATAATTCAATTCCTTTAGGAGTTATTGGATCAGGAAATTTTACAGATGGATCAGTAACAACAAATAAACTTGCAAATGATTCAGTTACAAACGATAAGATTGCAGACAATGCAGTTCAAGCATCACAGGTAAATGCAAATGCAATTACAGAAGCTAAAATAAATGCTGGTGCTGTAACCAATACTAAATTAGGTGCAGATGCCGTTAATGGATCAAAGATAGCAGATGATAGTATCGACTCTGAGCATCTAGTAGATGGATCAATAGACACAGCTCATCTTTCAGATAATTCTGTTACAATGGCAAAAATTTCTGATGCTACTATTGTTATTAATTCAGAACAAGCTGGTCATACACCAGATGATAATACTTTTTACACAACCTCTGCAGCTAACACTAGATTTTTAAATAAAGATACATCAGAACTAATTAACTCTGGTCAATCTTGGTCAGCGTCAGATGATTATATTGCAACAACGGCTGCTATTGATGCAAGAGTTATTGATCTTGTAGATGATGTTGGTGGTTTTGTTCCAATAGCAAATGAAACAAGTTTTCCAAATGTTAATCCAGATGTTAATAATGGTGTAGGAACTATTGTGAGTGTTGAAGCACTTGCAAGTTCTCACACTGCTAATGGATCTGGTGTAGTTACGATTGCCAATGGTACTGTTGGAAATTCTACAGTTACTTTAAATGGTTGTGGTGCTAACGCATCTTTACCTTCAGGGTTTGGTATCTTGGTTGAATCTACAACTACACAACACACATACAATTTTCATAGATTAGTTCCAAAAGCTACAGAAGTTTCTACTGTTGCCTCAAAATCAACTCAAATAGGATTACTTGGAACAAGTGATGCAATAGCTGATATGAACACTTTGGGTACTACTCAAAATGTATCTGACATGAATACACTAGCTGGAATAAGTGGATTAAATACACTAGCATCAAATTCAGCTAATGTTACCACTGTTGCTAATAATTTAAGTTCAGTAAATAACTTTGCAGAAGTTTATAGAATATCAAGTTCAGCACCTACAAGCAGTTTGAATGTGGGTGACCTGTACTTTGACACAACAGCTAATGAATTAAAAGTTTATAAATCAAGTGGGTGGGCTGCAGCTGGCTCTACAGTTAACGGCACCGCAGCTAGATTTAAATATACAGCTAGTGCTAATCAAACTACATTTACAGGAACTGATGATAATGGATCGACTCTTGCTTATGACGCAGGATTTATTGA